ACTAGCTTCGTTTACAAGATCGGGTAATGTATCTCTACTTGTTAATAGAACTGGTTCGGACGGACAAGTAGTTTCAATTAGAAATGACAACACCTCCGTTGGCTCAATTAGCGTTTCTGGCTCCACAACATCTTATAACACTTCTTCAGATTACAGGTTAAAGGAAAACGTTGTCGACATGACCGGCGCGATTGAGAGAATTGAACAATTACAACCAAAACGTTTTAACTTCATTTCAAACGCCGAAAAAACTGTTGACGGATTTATTGCACACGAAGTTCAAAATATAATTCCTGAAGCGGTGCTTGGTGAAAAAGATGGTATTGATGAAAATGGCGAGCCTGAATATCAAGAAATGGATAACTCAAAAATTGTACCTTTATTAGTTGGTGCAATTAAAGAATTAAAAGCAGAAATTGAAAACTTAAAATCACAAATAAATTAATAAAATGGCAACAACATATTCATGGAAAATTAATGCATTAGATACATACCCAACTAAAGACTCTTTAGCGGATGTTGTATACGGCGTACACTATTCTTATATAGCTACATCTGATCAAAAAGACTCTGACAACAACTCTTATTCAACTAATGTTATAGGCGTTGCTCAAATTGGAAATCCTGATTCTGAAAATTTTACTACTTTTGCAGATTTAAAAGAATCAGCGGTAATTGGTTGGCTAGAAAGTGTTTTAGACGTAGCGGCTATGAAATCATCAATTGATGGCATATTAGCAGATATAATTACCCCCTCTTCGGTTACTAAAGAAGTGCCTTGGTAAAAAACAAATAAAACAAGTAATTATTTAACGTATAGATAATCAGTTTAATTAAATAAAATTATTATGTCAAAAATTAAAAAGAAAGAGCTTGAAAAGCTACAAGAACTAATTAAGCAATTAAATCAAGTCCAATCACAAATAGGAAGTATTGAAATTCAAAAGCACGGTTTATTACATCAGTCTTCTGATTTACAGAATGGATTGAAAGAACTTCAGGACGAACTTGAAGAAACATATGGCAAAGTATCTATCAATGTTCAAGATGGGACTTACGAAGAAATAACCGAAGAAGATGAATCTGATAAGGAAGATTAGTATCGGTAGAGACTATAAAAATGAAGCTATGCATTACTCCGTAGGTCAAGAGGTCTACGGAGGGCATACTATTTGTGATATAGTCGAAGTCGACGATAAATATAGTATATATATTAAAAAAAATAACGATGTGTTACCATGGAAAGATTTTAATAAGAACATGGGAATAGCTGTAGAATACAACCTAGAATATTAATGCGAAGTATATTTAATTTTATTATAGCCCCAAAAGAAGATAGATACAATAATAAAAAATCTATAGGCAATAAAGAATTAATATTAAATACCGAAATATCTGATCATAGATATGTAAGTAGAAACGGTGTTGTTCTTGAAACGCCTGTTGAAGTGAAAACAGATATTAAAAAAGGCGATGAAGTTATATTGCATCATAATGTTTTTAGAAGATGGTATGATGTGTATGGTGAAGAAAAAAATAGCAGAGGGTTTTTTAAAGAAAACGAATACTTTGTAGACCCATCGCAGGTTTTTTTATATAAACGAAACAAAGAATGGGCGGCGCCAAAAGGGTATTGTTTTGTAAAACCTATTGAATCAATAGATAAATTTGACGCAAACCCTGAAAGACCTTTAATAGGTGTAATAAAGTTTGTAGATAAAGAACTTCAAAAAAACGGTATTAATAAAAATGACCTTGTAGGTTTTACGCCTAGCAGCGAATATGAATTCGTTGTTGATGGTGAAAGAATGTATAGGGTGTTAACCAATTCAATTTCTATTAAATATGAATATCAAGGAGACGAAACAGAATATAATCCGAGCTGGTTACAAAGCGGTTGATGAGCTTATACATGTTGCAGAAGAAAAAATCATAACAAACACAGAAGATGATGTTTCTACAGATAGGCTTAAGAATGCAGCGGCGACTAAAAAGCTTGCAATATTTGATGCGTTTGAAATTCTAAATAGAATAGAAGAAGAAAAGTCAATACTGCTAAATAAACCTAAAGAAGAAAAAAAACAAGCATTTAGCGGTTTTGCAGAAAAAAGATCAAGATAATGTACGAGCAAACTTTATTTGAGGTTATTGAACCGATTAAAATAAACACGCTCAAACGTCACAACAAAGCGCGTAGATGGAAATATGGTTATGATAAAGAAAATGATATTGTAGTTATAAGTAAAACAGGTCAGATTGGCGATGTGTATAGCATACAAAATTTAAAGATTGCACTGCCCCCTATGCCAACCAAGATTACTAAAGGCAAAAATAAATGGGGTAAAAGCGAATACCCTAAAGAGTTAAATAGAATAAAAACTATCTTTGATTGGAAAAGTTATCCAGAAGAATTCAAAGATCAATGGGAACCATATATAGATGAAGAGTTTAAAAGACGCGATGAGGGTCATTGGTTCTATAACAAGAACAAGCCTACTTATATTACTGGCACTCATTACATGTACTTGCAGTGGAGTAAGATTGACGTTGGGGCCCCTGAGTTTAGAGAGGCAAACAGATTATTCTTTATATTTTGGGAAGCATGCAAAGCCGATCAGCGGTGTTATGGAATGTGCTATCTCAAAAACAGGCGCTCTGGCTTTTCATTCATGGCATCATCGGAAGCTGTTAATATGGCAACAATATCGTCCGATTCACGGTTTGGCATACTGTCCAAATCTGGGGCTGACGCTAAGAAAATGTTCACAGATAAAGTTGTTCCAATATCCGTTAACTACCCGTTCTTTTTTAAACCAATACAAGACGGTATGGATCGTCCCAAAACCGAGCTTGCATATAGAGTACCCGCTTCAAAACTCACGCGTAAATCTATACAGTCAGGGCAGACGCGAGAAGAGCTACAAGGGCTTGACACAACAATCGACTGGAAGAACACAGGCGATAACTCCTATGACGGTGAAAAACTCAAACTCCTCGTACACGACGAATCGGGTAAATGGGAGCGGCCGGACAACATCCTCAACAACTGGCGAGTTACGAAGACAACGCTAAGGCTAGGTAGCCGAGTTATAGGCAAGTGTATGATGGGGTCTACAAGCAATGCTTTAGATAAAGGCGGCGAAAACTTTAAAAAACTGTATTATGATTCGGACGTTACAAAGCGAAACGCCAATGGACAAACTCGCTCAGGATTATATTCTTTGTTCATGCCTATGGAATGGAACTACGAAGGATTCATTGATTCTTATGGAAACCCTGTCTTTGATACGCCGGAAAAACCAATTGAAGGCCCGTATGAAGACTATATTGAAGTCGGAGTTATAGATCATTGGAACAATGAAGTTGATGGCTTAAAAGGAGACCAGGATGCCTTAAACGAAATGTATAGGCAGTTTCCGCGTACAGAAGAACACGCTTTTAGAGATGAAACACAAAATAGTATATTTAACCTTGCAAAAATATATGAACAAATAGATTACAACGACGATATATATTCGTCGGCAGGCGTAACGCAAGGCGGCTTTAGCTGGGCAAACGGAATAAAAGACAGCAGTGTTGTATTCACTCCAAGCCCAAACGGCAGGTTTAAAGTAAGTTGGGTACCACCTACAAATCTTCAAAACCGCGTAATAGAGAAAAGAGGGGTGTTATACCCCGGAAATGAGCACGTTGGTGCGTTTGGATGTGACTCATATGATATATCAGGAACAACCGATGGGCAGGGCTCAAAAGGCGCGCTACATGGATTAACTAAATTTAGTATGGAAGAGGCTCCTGCAAATATGTTCTTTCTTGAATATATCGCACGCCCTCAAACAGCTGAAATGTTTTTTGAAGATGTATTAATGGCATTGCACTTTTATGGTATGCCAATACTTGCAGAAAACAATAAACCTAGATTATTATATTATTTAAAACGCAGGGGCTATAGGAAGTTTTCAATAAATAGACCTGATAAAGTATTTAATAAATTATCTGTTACTGAAAAAGAAATTGGTGGTATGCCAAACTCAAGTGAAGATATTAAGCAAGCTCATGCAGCTGCAATAGAATCATACATACAAAAATATGTAGGATTAACAGATGAAGAGACATATGGCCAAATGTATTTTAATGGTACACTTAATGATTGGGCTAAGTTCGATCTAAACAAAAGAACAAAGTTTGACGCAGCAATTAGCTCGGGATTAGCTATTATGGCATGCAACAGACACTTGTATTCACCTAAACAGGAAAGACAAAAACTAAGTCTAAGTTTTAATATAGCTAAATATAAAAACAAAGGCATGAAATCAAAATTAATAAATAATTATGGCTGAATCAGTTGTAAAAGGTTATTTTCCAAGCCAAACGCTTAGCGACGGAGAAAAAGCTAGTCCGAAGTTCGGAAAAGACGTTGCTAGAGCAATAGAGCATGAATGGTTTAAAAAAGATTCTGCTGGAAACCGTTTTTATATTAATCAAAATCATTTTCACAAATTAAGATTGTATGCTCGCGGTGAGCAATCCGTACAAAAATATAAAGATGAGTTATCAATAAACGGTGATTTATCTTATCTTAATTTAGATTGGAAACCAGTGCCTATTATACCTAAGTTTGTAGATATAGTGGTAAACGGTATGGCTAATAGAAGTTACGATATAAAAGCATACTCTCAAGACCCGTTTGGTGTGAATAAAAGAACTCAGTATATGGAAAGTGTACTGAGAGATATGGCGGCTAAAGAGCTTGATTCATATATTCAAACTGAGTTTGGTGTGCAAACTAAAGAAAGTGGAATTACTGATTTACCTGCTAACCAGGACGAGTTAGACTTGCACATGCAGCTCAATTATAAGGAAGCTATCGAAATAGCTGAAGAACAAGCGATTACAACAACATTTGAAAAAAATAGATACGAGCTTACTAAAAAGCGCATGTATTATGATTTAGCTGTTTTAGGCATTGGAGCTGTAAAAACAACATATACTAATTCTGAAGGAATAACGATAGATTACGTTGACCCTAGTAATTTAGTTTATTCATATACTGATTCTCCTTATTTTGAAGACATATATTATATAGGTGAAATAAAAACAATACCTATTAATGAATTGAAAAAACAATTTCCAAATTTAACAAATGAAGATTTGGAAGAGCTAGCGGGCGGTGCTTATTCTAATTATAAAGCTTATAATAAATTTACAAGCACAAAAAATAGAGATGATAACAATACTGTTGATGTATTATATTTTAATTATAAAACTTTTCACAACGAAGTATATAAAGTTAAAAATACAACAACAGGCGCTGAAAAAATTATAGTTAAAGATGAAAACTTTAACCCTCCTATGGACCCCCGTGCTAGGTTTGAAAGAATAGCTAGAAATATAGAAGTGTTATATGACGGGGCTTATGTTCCAGGCGCTAACATGCTATTAAAGTGGGAGCTGTGCGAAAACATGCTGCGCCCAAAAAGCGATGCGAATAAAGTTAGAATGAATTATTCTGTCGTGGCACCTCGTATGTATAACGGTCGTATTGAATCTTTAGTTAGTAGAATTACTACATTTGCTGATATGATTCAAATAACACATTTAAAGCTGCAGCAGGTAATGTCACGTATGGTGCCTGATGGTGTTTATTTAGATGCTGATGGTCTTGCTGAAATAGATTTAGGCAATGGCACAAATTATAATCCGCAAGAAGCATTAAATATGTTTTTTCAAACAGGCTCTGTAATTGGTAGATCTTTTACGTCTGACGGTGATATGAATCCAGGTAAAGTCCCTATTCAAGAAATTAATTCAAATAGTGGTAGCAATAAGATAGCTTCGCTTGTAAGCACGTATAACTATTATTTGCAAATGATGAGGGACGCTACCGGTCTTAATGAAGCAAGAGACGGAACAGCACCAGACCCAAAAGCCTTAGTTGGTGTGCAAAAATTAGCTGCTGCTAATAGTAATACAGCTACTCGACATATATTACAAAGCGGTTTATTTCTAACTGCTGAAACCTCTGAAAAAATATCATTACGAATATCTGATGTTATAGAGTTTTCACCTTCCAGAGAAGC